TTAGTGGCGGCGTTAATGGCGGCATGAGTGGCGGCGTTAATGGCGGCGCGAGTGGCGGCGTCAGTGGCGTCGTAAGTGGCGGCGTTAGTGGCGGCGTTAATGGCGGCGCGAGTGGCGGCGCGAGTGGCGTCGTAAGTGGCGTCGTTAATGGCGGCGCGAGTGGCGTCGTCAGTGGCGTCGTAAGTGGCGTCGTTAATGGCGGCGCGAGTGGCGGCGTCAGTGGCGTCTTTAATGGCGGCGTCAGTGGCGGCGTAAGTGGCGGCGTAAGTGGCGTCGTCAGTGGCGTCGTCAGTGGCGGCGTTAATGGCGGCGCGAGTGGCGTCGTCGGTGGCGTCTTTAATGGCGGCGTCAGTGGCGTCGCGAGTGGCGGCGTTAGTGGCGGCGTTAGTGGCGGCATGAGTGGCGTCGTTAATGGCGGCGCGAGTGGCGTCGTCAGTGGCGGCGCGAGTGGCGTCGTCAGTGGCGGCGGCAGTGGCGGCGTTAGTGGCGGCATGAGTGGCGTCGTTAATGGCGGCGCGAGTGGCGTCGTCAGTGGCGGCGTAAGTGGCGGCGTTAGTGGCGGCGTTAGTGGCGTCGTCAGTGGCGTCGTTAATGGCGGCGCGAGTGGCGTCGTCAGTGGCGTCGTAAGTGGCGGCGTCAGTGGCGGCGTTAATGGCGGCGCGAGTGGCGGCGTCAGTGGCGTCGCGAGTGGCGGCGTTAGTGGCGGCGTTAATGGCGTCGCGAGTGGCGGCGCGAGTGGCGGCGTTAGTGGCGGCGTTAGTGGCGGCATGAGTGGCGGCATGAGTGGCGGCGTTAATGGCGGCGCGAGTGGCGTCGTTAATGGCGGATAAGAATTTTGGATGTTGTCTTAAATACCAAACGCCAGCCGCAATCGGCCCGGCCAACGCCAGCACTGAGGGCGATGGCACAAATACGATATTTTTGGGAGGTGGCAGCTTTGCGGCTTTGTACATTCCCCGTATGGCCGAAATCATTTTTTTCTTATCGTTGTCATCCATCGCCTTGCAATTAAGCGCATTTTCAATCCACTTATCTCGCCATCGGGGAAATTGTTTTTTGTGCGTCTCCGTCAGGTTATAGAGTCTCATGATAATCCTTTCTCAAAATGCGGCGCTCCCGGCTGGGACCGCGTAGAACGGTATGCCCGAATGGGCACAAGGCCGGGGAGCGCCACAATTTTAAAGCAGTGAATTATCTACGTTCCCGCTTCACCCTTAAAACTATCACACGATATTTGTTTGTCAACTTATATTTGCGGAATTGTTATGACCGGCCCGCTCGCCTGTTTGGCTGAATTGAAGTGGTGAAGCGGGCGAACGTACGACATCCAGTAACGGCCAGCGTCGTTGAAATGGCCTTGGTTGCTATCGGTTTCGTCGGGCATCCCGTTTTCGTCGCGCTTCTGTGTCTGCAAATCTTTGATAAGGCCCGCGCAACGAGGATGAATCATAACGTGTATTTTTTCTTCCACATCTCGGAACGCCTCATTAACCGCGTCCACCGTTTCCTTAACGGGCGGGTTGCGGCTCAAGTGCTTGACGGTGTGCGGCAGCATCATGTGCTTGAGCATCTGGCGCACAAGATCATAAGCGGATTCTGTAACTACCGCGTTTTCACTTTCGCCCGTGGCATCTCCGAAAATATGAACCGTGGGGAAGGCCAGCTTGTTGCCGGGTTGCCAGCCCTTTGCCTTGAGCCACTCGCCAAAGGCATTTATGATCTGGCGCACATCCCATCGGGGGCCAAAGAACTCATCTGTGATATGAAAAACGTCGCGCTTGCTGTCGTATTGCCCGACAATCATGTGGTTGCCCGGATTGATGTTGAAGTCCATTGAGATAGCCAGGGGTAGGTCGGCGCGCAAGGCTATCTCATTTGAGATATTCGCCGCTGTGAAGCGGTTGAATAACCGGCCAGTGCCAAATGATTGTGGGCGTTGTTGGTGCAAAGCCTCCCAAGACATAAATCCTGCTTCGAGCTTGTGAAGTTCCACCGCTTGTGCGTCATACATTTCCGGGAACAGCACCTCACCTGGCTTGCGGCCTATGATGTCATTGTCCTCTGCTATTTCTGGAAAACTTAATACCGTCCACAATTCGGGGTGCTCTTGAAGTAGGCGCGCGCATATATCGTCATCCGTCCATCGTGTCATTGCTAAAATTACGTTACCCCGTGGCCGCAAGCGCGCAATAAAAACGCTGTGATACCAGTCCCATAGTTGGGCTTTGCGTTTCGCACTAGTGGCCTCCACCCAATCCTTTACCCAGTCATCCCCAATACTGAGCGAAGAGCCAAAACCGGACGCGCCGCCACCCACGCCAACGGCGCGCAGAAAGCCGCCTCCAGTTGTGAGCCAAAGCCCCTTTGCTTTAGAATCGGTTTTTAGTTTTGTTTTGATGAGGGGGTTTAGTTCCATCCAATCGCGCATTTCAGTAGAATGGTGTTCAGCCAATGACGCGCCATAACTGGTATACATTGTGCCCAAATGCGGCCACGTGTCCATAAACCAGATTGTGAGCCATTTCAAAAATTTTGATTTGCCGTATTGAGGTGGGCCGTGAATCATAATCCTGGCGTTGCCTTGCATTATTTTTTCATAGCACACCGTGCTGGTGTGATGCAACCAACGCGGACAACGCCATTCGCCGCCGCTAACTATTTGAGCATAGGTGTGCGGTGCGCGCCGGTAAGCGTCTTTTTTCAGAACGTCAAGGCTGTTTTTCATCGGCGGGCGCCTTCAGAAGTTTCGCGGCATCAAAGTCAATGACCTGTGCCTCAGCGAGCTTGAGGGCCACGCGGGCTACTTCCGGGTCGGTCTGGATGAGCGCCATGACGGTCTGCTGCGGGGCCAGTGACAGCTTGCTACCGTCGGGGTTGGAAAGCGCCACTTGGTAGTTGTCCCGGTATTTTTTTGGCCGGATGCCCTTCAGGAGAAAGATCAAAAGGGTGTCGGAATATTCGCGGACCTCCTCGCGTTCGTTGGCTATGGTTTTCGGGGTTAAGGTGCCCTCGTGCCCCCGCCGCCACGCCTCGGCTTCCAGCCTGTCCCCGGCGCTTTCTATGGCGGCGTCCCAGGCGGCAGCAAACCTGGCGTCTTTTTCGTAAAGCTTATATGCCGTGTTGGCCGTTATTCCAGCACGAGCGGCGGATTCGTAGACGCGGGCGGATGTTTCAAGGTGCTTTAGGAAGCGCTTCTTCCATTCACGCCTTTTTTTCATCTGTAACCTTTGTATTGACCTCATTCGCAGCGTTTAGCTTGGCTTCAAGCTCTTTTGCGATTACTTTGGCGAGATTATCGTACATTTCGAAGGCTTTTTCAAGCGTTTTCGCGCAAATCGGCCACGGTTCGGGTGCGATGGGGTTGGGAATGTTGACAATTTCGGTGCGGTCACCGACCTGGATGGCGAGCGTGCCGCGCCAGTAGAAGCGGGTGGCGGTGGGCGGGATGCGTCCGGCGATGATGATCAGTTCCTCGATCTGGCGGCCCGAGCCGTCGTGTACGATGCGGGCGGTGAAGCGGAGGCCGGGCCCTTGTGGCCAGTTGGCGCGCATTGGAACCACTTTCTGGCTTACAGCGTAAAGCGGCTTGCCTGCGATGATTGAACCAGTGATGGCGATGGCTTTTTTGATGTCGTTCTTATTCATGGCTTTGTGTCTCCTTGGATGGCGAGCATAATGGTTTCCTTCCAGGCGCGCAAGGATTGAAGCTCGGAGAAGCCGGCCGCCCACGCCTTGCTTTCTTTGGTGGATTGGGCCTCCAACTCTTTAATGCGCTTATTGGCGGCGTCGAGCGCGGTGCAGCCGGTCAGGCGCATGGGGCAGGTATCAGGCATTAGAAGGTTCCCTTCATGGATGCTACGCCTTTACGGCCACCCGTGATCCGGGTACCCTTGAAGTTTTCCTCAACCACGTTGTAAATGTGGGTTTGATGTACTTCGCCGGCCAGCCACTTTATGGCCTCAATGCTGGTGTTTAGGGGCGCGTAAACATCGAAGCGGGTGCGTGCGTAGTTAATGCAGGTGTAACAGGCTTTACCGGATGCCATTGAGTGACTCCAATTCCTTTTGGATGGTTGGGTCGTCAAGGAAGGCGGCCACGGCTTCGTCGCTGGGGTATGGGTTGAAGGGCTTTCCGAGCTTTTCAGCCGCTTGGCGTTGCTCTTCCCGCTGGCCTCTCAGCCAGTCGAGCCACGCCAAGCCTTTATCGGTCTGCGCGATGCGGTCAATGGGTTGGCCTTTGTATTGGCCGAAGAGGATGGTGAAACCTATGGATTGTTTGAAGGTCATGGGCTGATCCCTTTGCTTCCTTCGTCGTTCCCTTCCTTGGCTATCCGTTGGTTCAGTTGCTGTTGGCTATCTGTTCATTGATTGCTGTTGTGAGATACTCTTTTTCATAAGGTTCAATGTTCGATAACATAACAAGAAATTGGGTTTTCGTCAAGAGCAATGTCAATTTCAGACAAAAGATAAACGGCTCTCCCATGAGGCGGCATGGTTTAGATGCGCAATTTTAGCCAAGCAATTTCTATCAAGTCTTCGCGGAATTTACCCATGAAGGCGTGTTTTAATGTGAGCAATTTTTGATAAATGGCTAAAAACTTCATAGGAGAATGCTGGTTTTAAGAACGGGCCAGCGCCATGCGGCACTGTTCGAGCGTGGTGCGGCGTGCGTTATTGACCAGCATGAAAATTTGTGTGGGGTTCGCGCCCGTGGCTATCCAGTCGCGGATGTCCTTGGTTGGCGGCACGATGACCTTGACCTCTTTGCGCATGTCAATGAGGGTCTGGGCGAGCAGGTAAGCGCCGTGCAGTGTATTTTGGAGCGCCACTAACTTTTTATCGTTATCGCGGATGATGACGATGCGCCGCTTTACGGGCCGTAGGTAGTCAACGAGCAGCTCGTGGCCGGCGTTGTTGGATGGCCTTCCGACGCCCCAGAGGCCGATGGTGAGCAGCGCGGCGAGGTTGGTGCCGCCTTCAACCACGAAACAGGTCGAAGACTCATAGGGGTCCGGATCGGCGCAAAAAAGGCCGTTGCGGCTGCCGGTGATGCACCACTTGGCGCCGTCCAGAGCGCGGAGGCGGACGCCGATGTATCGGCCCGCGTGGTCGCGCATGGGGAATCCCAGGACGTTTTCGCGCGTGAACGAGCCGCAGTGGAGCGCCCGCAACGCGAAAGGCGCCACGTGCAGGGCGCTGGCGTGCATGGCGGCGGCTTTATCGGTCAGGCGGGTCTCGGCGTCGTTGATGAGGTTATCGAAGTTCAGGCAGGGGAGGGCTTGGTGGCATATCCCGGGGGCGGGTGGCGGGGTATCGGCGGTGAGTTTGTGGTAGTAACAGCCTTTGATGATCTTGAACGCGCCTTGCGAGACGTGCCAGCAGGCCGAAATATGGCCGTCAACGGAGATCGAGCACTCTTTTTTTGTGTTGCCGCAGATCGGGCAAGGGGTCTCTTTGGTGACTTTAACCCAGTCTTTATCGTCGCGGGCGGTCATGGCTCAATGTACCTCACTGGTTTACCTGCCGCCTTTGCGATTGCGATTTCGGCCTTGACCCCCTTCGACATATTCCAGCCTTCCAGCTTAAGCACCCAAAGCTCATCCGCCCATTCGATAAACGTGCGGTCATACGCTTCCCAAAATTCCCAGTGGCCCGGAAGCGCTCCCGCAAGCGCAATCGGATGCGTGTGGCTGATAGGGCTGAATATCAAATAGCCCTTTGCCATGAACTCAGCCGCGATTTTATTGACCGCTTCGAATCGCGTTTGTTTCACCTCGGCGTTTACGTGGGAGTATGGACACGCCAAATACACCCGCTTTAACTTAGACATTTCCACAATCTCCACTCGACAAGCGCCTTTTGAAAATCAAAAAGCTGATCGGGAATGAACACGGGGTCAATGCCTCGGTCCGCGCCCTCGTGTGTTTTCGCGTGCAGAAATTCGTTGTAATTCACGTCTTCCCCTCAATCCCCGGCCTGGCGAGCGGTTTGAAGCCGCGGCAAAACATTTGATGCGGAAAACGCGGATCAAAGGTCAATCCGCAGAGCGGACATTCAACGATCTCCGAATTTATTTTTCTTCTGGGCATGGCGTTTTACCTCTATGCTGCCGCGCAGATCGGCGGCGAATTCCATCGCAGCTTCCAGACCTTGAACGAAGTCACACCAGAGCGAGCCGTTTTTATAGACGGTAACTTTGCCCCAGCAGTCGCCGTCGTGCGGTATGAATGTAACGTGATATTTTACCGCTTGCGCATAGGCGCGGTTCTGATTTTCAACCGCTTGCTTACGCGCGCGGCTCGGATTCTGCTTTTTCATCCCACATTCTCCCTTGCAAAGAGGCTGCTATCCTGCTGATGTTGTGGCGCGCCCTCGTGTGTTTTCGCGTGCAGAAATTCGTTGTAATTCACGTCTTCCCCTCAATCCCCGGCCTGGCGAGCGGCAGGAACCATTCCCTATTCCGGCACTGGCGTCCCGACCGGCCAGCGCCACTTGTTGCCCGCGATGATGTCCAGTATTTTCTTGGCGCGCTCCTGGCTCATGTCGGGCGAGAACCCGTTGCGCTGCAATATTGCCGCCTGCCTGACGGATGCCAGGTTATGAGTCCAGCGGCGCTTCATTTCAACGATCATGGCTTGCGCTTTATTTTCAGTCAACTCCTCGTCGCAAGCGCGGTCTTTATAAAAATGCTTCTTCAAAAATTCTGTCTGCGCTTGAGACGCGGGCTTATCCCAGCCACGGCCTTGCACTTGGATGCCAAGCACCTGGAAGGGCTTATTTACGCTGGAGGTGAATGATGCCTTGCCGATGACTAAGTTGCGCTTGGCGGCCTCGGCGCGCGTGTGCTCCTCATCCGCCAGTTGCTGTTGTGCTCGGCTCAACACTTCCTCGGGGCTGCACAATTCAGAGTCATGCTCGGCCATAATATTGCGGGCGCGCGCCTGGACTTCATCCGGGTATTTGCCGCCCAGGATGTCAACGGCTGATATGAGTTGATGGCGGCCAGTCATGCCGCAAAAATCTATTATTTCTGCGAATCCCTTCCGGCTGTTGGCAATGGCTTGGCGCCGCGCCAGCGGGGTGTTATGCCCGTCAACGTTGGCCTCAGGCAGCGGGCGCGTTGATCTCCCAACCATCTGTGCGAAAAGCGCGCGGCTCTTAGTGGGCTTGGGCACCACAACTTCAACGGGCGGGCAATCCCAGCCCTCCGTGGCAACCGCACAATTTGTTAAAAATTGGAATTTTCGTCCTTGGTAATCGGCCAGCATTTTGGCGCGGATGTCGTCCGGTGTTGTGCCGCACACGAATTGAGCGCAATCTTTTTTGTGCCGGTTCAGTATCTCCGCCAGTCGCTCGGCGTGCGCCACCGATGCCGCGAACACAAGCGTCTGGCGGCCGGCGGAGAGTTGATAAAGCGGGTCCGCAACCTTATGCAGGTTCTGTTCTTCTTCCATGATTGCGGCCAGGTCGGCGCCATTCAGATCGCCCGCCGTGGTGCGCACACGGGAGAAGTCAAGCGAGTCAACAAAGACCTGCCGCTGTTGCAGGGGCACAAGCCAGCCATCTTGAATCGCGTCCGGTATTTCGTACTCGTCCGCGACGGTCTCAAATATGTGCCCCAAGGCCATTTCATCGGCACGGTCGGGCGTTCCCGTTGTCCCATATATTTTAATGTTTTTGTTTTGCTTGTAGTAATCCAAAATAGATTTATTTCCGTCCGCCGGTGTATGGTGCGCTTCATCGTAAATTATCAGCGAGAAGTCGTTGGGGTTGAAGCGGCTCTTGCGACCGCCACGGCTGTAGCCCTGCGTCTGCACGGTGGAGATTATCACGCGGGCGTCGGGGTTCGCCCATTGATCGGCCATTTCTATTTCTGGCTGGAAGCCCAAAACGCGAGTCATCATGCGTTGCGCCTGGTATACGAGTTCCTTTCGGTGTGCCAAAACCAGCACGCTCCCGGTGGGCACGAACCGCTGAGCAACAAAGGAGAATACCACCGTTTTTCCGGTGCCCGTAGGTAGCACGGATAGCGTGCTCTGCACTATTTCCAGTTGCGCCAGCACCCTGGATATGCAGCGGGCCTGGTAGTCTCGCGGGTGCATTTCGCCGGGTGCGGCTGGCGCGGCTGGTGGAGATTCATCGGACACCGCCGCCGCAAACGAGGCGTAATCAAAGAGGTCTTTCATTCGTCTTTTACCGTGATGAGGTCGGCTTTCATGTTGTCGGGCACGGTGCCCAGCTTGTATTTTGTTATCCAGCCAACATTACCGCAGTACGAATCTTTGCATGTTCCCGCGCCCTGGCAATAGGGGCAAACGGCGTAGGGCTGGCCCATGCGGATCTCGGCCACCGCATTTTTTAGGTGCGAGGTGACCGATTGCTCGTGAATTTGCGGGTGTGCGGCCTGCCCCAGCGCCTCCCACTCGCGTATGATTTCGTGCAGCTTAGCGGCAAGCGAGCGTGTGTTGTGGTGGATATTGTAAGCGGCTTGGAGCCAGGGCAGCGAGCCGGGAATGGTGGCATCCGGAGCGGTGGCGACGGCCGGCTCATCGGGTATAGCTTCTTCCTCGTTTTCGTCCTGATTTTGTTCTTTTGGTTTTTGTGTTGCACTAGGTGTTGATTCCTGTAAGCCCTTGCGTTTTTTAGGCTTAGTTTTTTGCGCAGTGGGAGAACTCCCATTTTCGGCTTTTACTTCTGATACTAAGTGGTTGTTTACGCCAGCCCTTTTTGCAATCTCGCGGTCAGACCATTTTACCCATTCGGGGTCCGCCAGCAGCGCCAGCACGGCCTTGCGCTTGTCCGCGTTCGTGCGCCGCGCGCCATGCGTCCCGTTGGCGCCAATGGCGTGCAGTAGGGCGTCCCGGCGCGTGCCCTTAAACTCTTCGCAGTGGACAATCTTTTCGTGGGCGATCTTTGCGGCCTCGTATCGCTGGAATCCGTCGGCGAGCCAGCGTTTTGAGCAGCCATCATAAAAAACGGTGAGCGGTGGCAGTTTAGCGCCGGCCTTGTACGCCGCAGCATATTCCGCCACGATCTCCGGGTTGGCCTCGGCGCGCATTTGCAGCTCGCGGTCAACTGTTATGTCATTAAGCTTTAGCCTTATCAGCTTGGTAATTATCACATGAAGCTCCTTTTAAATTAATGTGCCATGCTCACCTGTGAACGCCTGCGAGAGCGTGCGCAGAAAAGCGCGGGGCGAGGCATGGCACAAATCTGGTTTCGGACTCGCAATTCTCCCGAACGTTCCCCACGGTACGCCATTTTCGCGGCGAAGTCAAGCAGAATCGCGCCGAAAACTAGCTACCCTGCCCCCACGGCTAAAAATGTTTCAGTGGATTTAATTCGGCGATTTGTAAGTACAAATTACCCGTGCAACCCGGCCCAATTCCTCCCCGGAAATCGCATTTAACTTCAATCTTCCATTTTCCCTTTACAATTAAATCCTCCCCCTGACGCTGTATATCCGCATCTTCAACAATTTCAGGTTCAAACCATAGGGGAAATTTTCCAGCTTTAAGTATGGCTATAATAACATCTTGAGCGCGCCGCCCTTTTTCAGTTGTGGGAAGGCTCTCTGTGAATTCTTGCAGCCGCGAATCACTTAAAATTATTTTTCTCACATTAGGAATCGCGGTAACAGGTACTTTATGTCCTTTGGCTGTGGGATAGAGAACACCGGGTTGACGCGCAAACGCCACCGGATATTTTCCCATTATTGCCACTGCACTATGCGTTGGAAAAATATAAACTGTACGCGCTAAAACGCAAACATGCGCCCGGATGTTCGATGCTTCGTTATGAATCCCATAATCAATAAGGGCTGGGGTTTCAGACTTGGTTTCCATAAGCCTCCCAGTTTTTTGCCTTGGTGCGCGCAAATAGTTCAATCCGCTTCCCCTTGGGATAAAGCGTGTCAATTATTGTTCTAAATTCTTCCGGCTTTTCACTATGCTTTTCTGTGCGCTCCACCGAAACAACGCTATCAAAAAGTTTAGGAATATCAGGCAGACAACTTCCCCGTGTGCAAATCAAAAGAAATTCATGGCGCACAGAATTATAATGCCCCATGTTATGCTTGACCTTATCCCAAACAAAAGACGCCTTATATTTGAATCCCCATGCGGAAATAACTTGAAAGCACTCTGGCAAAATTGGCGACGTAACCCAAAGAAATAGCACGGCGTTTTCTTGTGCCATTTCTATAACTGGCAACGCACATAATTCAGTTATGGTCATGCTTGAATAATGGGCGCTGGCTCCCGTGGTTCCGTCTAATGCCTCACGACTATCACCATATTTCCAGGGCGGATCGGCATAGATGACGCGGAACTTTTCTGAGGGAAGCGCGGCTTGTTTTGTAACCCGTGCCCGCACAATTTCTCGCTGAACTTGCGTCCTCGTTTTTTTGCCAGCCTTAATTTCTTCAAAGACGGTGCGCGGAATTTCGGCAAGTCTTTGGGCATTGCTGCTGTCGTTTTTAGAAATACCAAGCTCGGCCAACGTGGGCGGAGAATCGGATAAAGCCGGTAATGCCTGTTGACCGGCTTTTCCACGGCCCGGTCCTGGCTTATTAATCGCCCTGTCCGTGGCCGCCAGCATCGCGCCCATCTTGCGCTCTGCCTCAAGCGCATAAGAACGGGCATACAGTATAGCCTCTTCACCCATGCCCTTGCGTTTCGCCCATTCAGCGGCGGTCAGCGCCATATTTTTCAATTCTTTTGTTTTTTGGATAGTGTCAGCCTCGGCCAGCATTTTAGCAGCCTTGGTAAAAATGGCAAGCGAACCTTCACTCATAGGTTATCTCCTAAAGCGCCACCGCCAGCTTGGGCCGTGTTGAGCGGCGTTCACCTGTTAAGGCGAACAAGGGCTGGGCGGTGGCACAAATCTAAGTCAAACACAATTCAACATTCCCGAAACAGTCCCCGCTTATACCCTCGTTTTTCGCGCTGTCAAGGCTGAATCGCGCCGAAAACTACGCGCCCTCCGTCGCCATGTCAGACAATCCCTTCCACCATTTGAATCCGCTCCCCGATCCAGCGCATACACGGTACGGCCATTGAGTTGCCGATGGCCTTGTAGCGTGGGCTGTCAGCGGCGGGCTTGCCGCGATATGGAACCAAAGAATAGTTGTCGGGGAACCCTTGAAGGCGCTCACACTCTATTGGCATCAAGCGGCGCACTCCAAACGCACCCGCCAAACATGGTGCGGCATCACTCGAGCCAGTTGAACTGCTTTTTAGGGCATCAACAATTTCCTTTGGCTGGCCACTTCCGTTGCGGGCTATGCGTGTCTGGAAGGCCATCGGCACAATGGGCGTTCCCCGTCCAGTCCCATCTTCGCTGGCATCGTGGCCGTCAGCGCGTAAAGAATGCGTAACCATTGTTTCAGTCTCGTAGTCAAAGCGTCCCCCGTGGCTGCTCAGGCAGTGGCCTATACCCCCCCCATTCTCCAACACGAGATTATGCGGCCTTGAATCGTTCCCGCCGCCAGCGCCACCGTACTTTGCATAATCAGCGGTCAAGCACTCCGCAATCACTACCGGGTCTTGACTGCGGCTTTCCCCGGCCCGCTCGACCCCTCGGCCACTGCCCGTAAGGCTTGGGCAAGTTGTGGGGGCAACGTCTTGCCGCGCTTCTCGGCTCGGCGGAGGATACCAGCACAGGCTTTCGCGGAGAGAAAATAACGGCTCTCTACGTGTCCAGTCTCCAAAATCTGCGATAAAGAACACACGCTGGCGTCTTTGCGCCAAGCCAAAGTATTGCGCATCCAAAGTAGCCCATTCGAGCAAGGCGACTTTGCTGGCAGCCACACCGCAATTTCTCCACCCGTCTGTAGGTTTACTGAACTCCACCCCAAGTATTTCTCTAACCACAGTGGCAAAATCATCGCCGCCACTTGAGGTGAAGAGTCCGGGGACATTTTCGGCAACGGCGTATCTTGCGCCTGACCATCGAACAATCCGCATTGCATCGAAGAACAATCCTGACCGTGTTTTTTTATTTTCATGCATAAGCCCCTTGCGATTACCGGCTACACTATGATCTTGGCATGGCCACCCAAAAACTACCAAGTCAATCTTGCCAAGCGCACTTACCTGTGATTTTGTTATCTTGGTTATGTCACCCAAATTCGGCACATTCGGATAATGGTGTTTTAAAACCGCAACACAGAATGGCTCTATTTCTGAAAATCCAACACACTCCCAGCCCAAAGGAAGCCAGGCACAAGACGCGGACTCAATACCGCTGAAAAGCGAAAGAAATTTAATCGGCATCGGATAACCTGTGGTGATTAGGGCAAAGCACCTGATGGCACAAATCTGGTTTCGGACTCGCAATTCTCCCGAACGTTCCCCACGGTACGCCATTTTCGCGGCGAAGTCAAGCAGAATCGCGCCGAAAACTACGCGCCCTCCGTCCTCGCTCCTATCCCACCGGCATCCGCACAAGGCCCGTCAGCTTACCGCCACCCAGATAAGCCGCAATGGAGTTATCTGCGCGGCGCGAGTCCATCTTAATCTCAGTCGGTATTGTACTATATCGGCCCTTAAACAGTCTGACCTTTAGGCGATACACGGCGGTTTTGTGGCCCTTTACATCCTCAATAATCCGGCTGGAAATCCCATTGCGATAGTACGCAAAGTCGGCCACGTATACTATTCCGCAGTACAGTTCAAAGCGCGGTTGCAGGACAAGGCCGCGTATTGCACGCTCTTTTTCAAACATCTTCAATTCGCAATAACGCGCTCCTTCCGCCCGGCTGGCAAAGCGGATGCCGTCAATCGTGATCGGCTTGGCTTTATACTTATGCGGCTTCTTCAAAAGTTTCGCCTGTTCAGGGTTTGCAAGCATGTTTGCGCCCCTTGTACTTATAATAAACCGTGTGAACCGAAAATTTTGGCAACTACTTACTTGACTCATCAGCAATTCCTTAGTTGGTTTTTTGAGGGGGACGTTTATCAAGTCCCTTTTCTTTGAGCAGCGCATCCACGTCGTCAATGTGCAAGCAATCGCACATGCACGCGCCAGTTATTCCGTGTATGGGAGCAAGGTTACCGTTGCAATAATCATTGCCTGGCTTGGCATCGAAAAGTATACCAAGGCTGACAATGCCCCCGCCGTCCATACTGCTTAGTTGTATGACCTTATCACCGTTCTTCGCTTCACGTCCGTTACGGTAATGCATGTTCACCTTCCTTTCTGCTGATGAGTCAAGTATGTAAGTGCCAAAATTTTCCAAGACCCTTGCAGGCCTGACAGGACAATTCTTTGTCAAATCCGCTGCGGCCGCTTCCACGGCAATTAACACAGGTTCTTGTTTCCCAAAAATGAAACAGTATGCGGCCAATTTTATTTCTCATGCGTTGGCCCTCTTTTCAATCCGCTGCTCCTTTCCGGCTGTTCGCGTTGCGGGTATTCCTGTATGCCCCGCAACGCTCAGCCAGCCACCGGCACGCGCCGGTTAATCATCGCCGGGGGAGGCGAGCGCCAGTCAACTCGCGAGCCTTTGGACTCCCCCGGTTCAATCATGGTTACTACTTACTTGACTTATCAGCGCCCTTTTTCCAGTCATCAGCCGGGTCATGTTCTTCTTGTTCAACCACAACAACGCGGTCCTTACCTACCATTTCCACAAGCTCATCTATTGGGTTTTTAACATCGTGATCGTCGCGTGGTATTTTGGGTATTTCATACTTACCCTTTAGCCCTTCCGATATTTGGAGCCATGCTTGCCACGCAACAACAGCATGTTTAAGTTTAGTTTCGTCGTGCCCGCAACCTTCAAGAAATTTATCCAATTCAGCCTGTGCTAAAGGTGTTTCGGCTATCATTAACTCAGGGAACCAACGCAATAAATACGGACGGCACTCCCTCATTGCTCGGGGTAATTGGTGGGTATAAAGGTTGTCTCCGGTCATCCAATTCAAAATCTGATAGAGCGCGTCAACCCCATCCTCAGCCACAAGACGGTCTTGAGAAATTGATAACACCGCGCCCAAATTAAAGGTTTTTGTTTTCACTATTCACCTCCGATGAGTCAAAAATCATTGCCGGAGAGTGTCTTCGATGCACTCCCCGGCCCGGTCTCGTGTGGATGGGAACCCCGCCACGAGCGCCGGAATGTCAAGCCTGATTGACATCGCCTGTTTCAGGGTCAAACGGCAGCTTCTTGTTTGTCTCAGTAATTGTCACCATGACGGGTATTTTTTCTTTCACGAGTTCGGCGATTGCCTTGTACTGATCGGGCGTAAACTGGAAGCCCTCAAAGCTCATCTTGGCACACTCAGGCGTGATCTTGCAATCTTTGATGATCGCCAGCGCTGCTATTTTTAATTCTTTTGACACGTTCTCTTCCTCCTGTTCTATCAAGTCACACACTGCGGCACTTAACCACGAGACACTCGATGAAAATGCCGCTAAATCTTGCTTGTCAACGTCGCCCCTTTCTCATTCCAGCCCAGCACCGCCCATGACTTCACGCAGCCCCGATTAACTGACTCGCCGAAATTACGCACGATCACTGAAACAAACCTCAAAAGGTCCTGACAATTTTTTCCTCAAAACATTCAACACCGGGTATATTGCAGGCCGCTTTCATGGCTCTCACAACAGCCCCTAGTTTCTTTTCATCTATCGCAAGATATTCGCGGGGAACGGCGTTGGCGTCCACAATCTTGAACCGCCAAATAGATTGCGTTGCGATCCCCTTGGGCTTCTCCACCGGCGCTATCACCACAACGGGCGCCGCCACAGGCTCGGCCCTGACAGCCTCGGCGGCTTCTTCGTCGCCCGTGGCCTCAAGCAACAAGGCGTCTTGCTCGGCCTGCTCTTGCGCCTTCTTGTCGGCCTCGGCCTGCCGCCGTTGTTCTTCCAGGCGGCGCTGGCGCTCTTGCTCCTGGAGGTAGCAGTTCATCTTGTACTTCACTGCGGCCTCGGCCTGGTCGAGCGGGTCATCATGTTCCTTCTTGAAGGCCACCTGTTTTTTCCACGAGTCGTAAGCGGCCTTGACAAGCGGGGTCAGCTTTTCCTCAACCATTTTCTTCAAGGCTTTCACGCCTTTGAGGAAGTCCCCAGCCGCCATTGCCTCAGTGTGGTTCGTAATCTGGATGGCCTTGGCTTGCACGACGATGCTCAAGGTCTGGTCTTTGAGGTCATCCGGCTTGGCCAGCGCCGTCTCGGGCTTACAGGGCGTCGTACCCTTCTCCTGGGAAGGGCTTGTCACTTCCGTCGTAACTTTCTTGCGTCCCATTTTCTGCTCTCTCCTTTTTGACCTTTGCCAATGCCTCAAGAAACAATCTACGCGCCCTGAATAACTCTGGCGTCTTAATCACCTTCACGCTGTATTTCCCGTTGTCCTTCAACTCTACTCCCATGCCGCTGAAAGCGTTTATCAGGATGCTGTACCCTGCAAGTTGGAGCGACAGCCATGATGGCAGCGGCCCGCTCTTGATGTCGCATATCACGAAGTGCTTGCCTTCAAGCCAAGCGCGGTCCACCGTCCCCGCAAAGCCGTGCTCCAAGGAGAAGTATGGCTGTTCGATGATGGCCAGTTGCACTTGCGATTGATGCCGGAATTTAGCCCATGCCTCCACGTATGGTGACAGCACTGGGTCGAGGGCGTCCATGTCCAGTTCGTCCCGGTCGTACAAGGCGCAAGCCTGGTGCACGAATGTCCCCCTCTGCGCGGCTTCCGGGCTATACCACGTGGCGTCAATAAGTCCCGCCTCGCGCAACGTCTGGGTAACGCTTGGCACCGGCTTACCGCCAATGGTATAGGTGTGCGTGGCTTCGTCGAAGTGCATCTTATTTCAGGTCCATGATCGGGAAAAATTCTTGAGCGCCGTCCTTGCTCTTTTTCGGCGCGGCTGCGGTGATAAGCACGGTCTCGCCAGTCTCCATCGCGGCCTGCGCTTTTTTGCTCACGGCATCATCAAAGGTCGTGTAACATTTGCCGTCGTTGCCGTGGATGAAGTAGCACGTCCAGGGGCCTTTTTTCGACTCGCCTTTTTTGAACTTGATTTCAGTTATGCCAATGCCGTCCAGCGGCTCCTCGCCAGCGTCATTGCTGCCTGGCTCTGGCGCATCTTCCGGCGGTGTTGCGGCTGGCGGCGGCGGAGTAACTTTCATGGGCAGCGCCTGCGGCGGCCTGATCGCGTTGATATTGTGCGGCACCACCTTAGCGCCCGGTATCGTCTCGACCTCAGTCTCGTCCATGCATCCCAGCCCGCACAGGCTCAAAACCGCCCTTCGCTTGGCCTTCGTCATGGCCTTCATGTAGGCGTTTCCCAGGTCGTCACCCATCTTCCCCTTGACCGAGACGCAGCCAATTTCGTCCGTCTGCCGCCCGTCCTTGGCTATGGCGCGCACCGTTACCACGCGGATTCCGTCCGGCGTCGTATCCTGAGTCAGCACTTCGACGCGGATATTATTTTTGCTGGCGAGTTGATCGCTGCACGTTTTGAGCGCATAGAGCACTAGCTTGCCCTGTAGCTGAATGAACTGGAACGGCGCGGTGCGCGGGTCAATGTTTGCGGCCCGACAGCGCATGAGATAGTATTGCGTCTTCTGGCTGTCATTCAGCTTCGCGGCGTCACCGTTGCACACCAGCGCGCAGATTGCGGTTTCTTCGCCTGACAATGGTGCTATTGCAAGATCGCTGCTCATGGTTCTACGTCTCCCTTTTGGTTGGTTGCTGTTTATCGGTTCAAAAAGAAGCCGATAAGTAAAATTGCGATTGCGCACGCCATGCAGAACCCCACGAGGCTCGCGGTTTCTTCAACGCTTTTATCGCTATGGCCTTGTCCGCCTTTAATCATGGTAGTAGCTCCTTTCATGGTTTTACCTCATCAAAAAAATGCAGCGCGTTCAAAACGATTTGGCTCTTGCTCATTCCGGTGGCTTTCGCCAGCGCATCCAAGCGCCGTTTGTACTGCGGGGCCATTGTGATCGAGACCAGGCCGTGCTTTTCTGAATTTTTAACTCTTGGTCTTCCCACTCGTCGTTTCATGTTTTTATTTTCTGCCGGGTGTGCCACCGTAGCCCGGCGCGGTCAGTACCGGTGACGCCGGTCAGGAGATGGCCTGCGCACCGGCGGCCATTTCAGTGGTGCGATATGCCACGCACATACCCTCATCATCGGGAACTATCCCCAACATACTTCGCCATGAATGCAAGCCGGTTCTCGCCACCGTGCCAGACGCCACCGCGCCAGACGCCACCGCTCCAGACGCCACCGTGCCAGTCGCCACCGTGCCAGTCGCCACCGTGCCAGACGCCACCGTGCCAGTCGCCACCGCGCCAGACGCCACCGTGCCAGACGCCACCGTGCCAGTCGCCACCGTGCCAGTCGCCACCGTGCCAGTAGCCACCGTGCCAAATAACGCAACCATCAACCAAGTCAACATTTTCATTTTTAGTCTTTGCCTCTTTGAGCCAATCCGGCGCATCCGCCAATTCGCAAATCTTCATCATCCCCTCCCGTTGTGTTACGTCTCAGTTTCGGGGTTACTGGCCCCTGACATATTAACTATACCCCACCCGTTTCATTTTTTAATCGTTGCCGTTGCTGTTTACTCAGAATGGTCTTTCGATTTTCTCGAAGATGCCGCCGCGAATGCGCGCCTTTTTACCATCACAATCCAGCAGATCACAGGCATGAAATCGCACGCGCCACATTTGAGCGGTTTTATCCACTCCAAAATACGTCCAGGCACACGCCGCGCTGGTCACATGGATGCCCTTCACACACGTTCCAGATCCAGAATCCGGCACATCATCCTCAAAATATTCACCCTCCGGCTGAATAAAATTACTCGTGTGCCTGCCAGCACCATTATGCTCCGTGGTGCGATATGCCACGCACATACCCTCATCATCGGGAACTATCCCCAACATACTCGCCATGAATGCAAGCCGGTCCTCGCCACCGTGCCAGACGCCACCGCGCCAGACGCCACCGTGCCAGTAGCCACCGTGCCAGACGCCACCGCGCCAGTCGCCACCGCGCCAGTAGCCACCGCGCCAGACGCCACCGTGCCAGTCGCCACCGTGCCAGTCGCCACCGTGCCAGACGCCACCGTGCCAGTCGCCACCGTGCCAGTCGCCACCGTGCCAGTCGCCACCGCGCCAGTCGCCACCGTGCCAGTCGCCACCGTACCAGTCGCCACCGTGCCAGACGCCACCGTGCCAGTCGCCACCGTACCAGTCGCCACCGTACCAGTCGCCACCGTACCAAATAACGCAACCATCAACTAAGGCAACATTTTCATTTTCAGTCGTTGCCTCTTTGAGCCAATCCGGCGCATCCGCCAATTCGCAAATCTTCATC